AGACTGCTTCTGCTCAAGTTACACTAATTGCTGCAACTGAGTCAGAAGTTCAAGTTCTTATCAACAAGCACTACGAGTACTCACGTTTGATCGAGGACATCGTAGAAACTCAAGCACTTAGCTCACTACGTCGTTTCTACACAGATGACGCTGGTTACGCTCTTGCTAAGCAAGTTGATACAGACCTTATCCAGCTTGGTCGTGGTGTTAATGGTGGTGTTGTTGGTACTTCTGACTACGCTACTGCAGCTGCTTCAACCAACGCTTTCATCGGTTCAACTGGTGCAACGGTATACAACTCTTCATCTTCAAACGCTGCTGCGCTTGGTGATGCTGGTATTCGTCGTTCAATCCAGAGACTTGATGACAATGACGTTCCTATGACGGATCGTTTCCTTGTTATCCCACCTAATACACGCAATGTGTTGATGGGTCTTGCTAGATTTACTGAGCAAGCCTACACTGGTGAGGTAGCTGGTGGAAACGTTATCCGCAATGGTCAAGTTGGTGACGTATATGGCGTTAAAGTCTATGTGTCTACCAATGCTGATACTGCTGCTGGTAACACAGCAACTGACCGTATCTGCTTGCTTGCTCATAAAGACGCTTTTGTTCTTGCTGAGCAAATGGGTGTACGTTCTCAGTCACAGTACAAGCAAGAGTACCTCGGAACTCTCTTCACCTCAGATATGCTCTATGGTGTTGCTGAGCTTCGTGACAGCTCTGCTGTTGCTCTAGCTGTTCCAGCCTAACTCTAGGCTAATGTAATACCTCCCCAGGCTTAACGGTCTGGGGAGTTTCTTTAGGAGAACTCAATGTGGTCTAAACCTCAATATACGGAAGTAAGATTTGGTTTTGAAGTAACAATGTATATTGCTATTAAGTAAGGAAGTATTATGGCTATATGGAGAGGTGCTGGAGGTCCGGGTGATGCAACTACTGATGCTGCTAATGAAGCTAGTGTAGCTTCTACAAAGGCTGCTGAAGCTGAAGCATCCGCTACTGCTGCTGCAGGATCAGCTACATCTGCTGCTAACTCAGCAACTAACTCAGCCAGTTCTGCCTCTGCAGCTGCATCGTCAGCTAGTGCCGCTGCAAACTCTGCTTCATCAGCTTCTTCATCAGCTAGTGATTCATCTACTTCAGCTAGTGCTGCTGCGAACTCTGCTACAAATTCAGCTAGTTCAGCTAGTGACTCTGCTACTTCAGCAAGTAATTCTGCAACATCCGCTAGTAATTCAGCCAGTTCTGCCTCTGCAGCTGCAACATCTGCAGCTAACTCAGCTAACTCAGCTACTGCTGCTTCTAATTCAGCTACAGCTGCTGCTTCATCCGAAACTGCTGCAGCTAATTCTGCAACGTCTGCTGCTGCATCTTATGACTCTTTTGATGATAGATACTTAGGTGCTAAATCATCTGATCCAAGTACGGATAATGATGGTGATGCTTTAACAACTGGGGCATTATATTTCAATACAGCTTCCAATGACATGAAGGTCTGGACAGGATCTGTTTGGGAAGTTTCTTATGCTACTTTATCTGGTGCTTTAGTTGCAGCTAATAACCTATCTGATCTAACAGATGCTGCTACAGCTAGAACTAATCTTGGTGTAGCTATTGGTTCTGATGTTCAAGCCTACGATGCTACAATTCTAGTTGACGCTGATATTGGCGTTAATGTACAAGCCTACTCATCTGTTCTACAAAATACTACAGCTTCCTATACTACTGCTGAAGAAACTAAGTTAGCTGGTATAGAAGCATTAGCTGACGTAACAGATACAACTAATGTAACTGCTGCTGGTGCTTTGATGGATTCAGAGCTAACCAGTGAGGCATCTGTTAAGGCACTCAATCAAGGCGTAGCTACTACTGACTCTCCATCGTTTGCTGGTTTAACAGTAGACACTAATACGCTTTATGTAGACTCTACTAACAACAGAGTAGGTATTGGTACTAGTAGTCCTACTCAAAGGCTAGAAGTGAATGGTACTGTCCAAGCCAATGCCGGAATTACCTTCAGTAACACTCATTTGCATTATCTTTACAGCATTGGTGTAGGTCAGCTTGGTGTTAGGCTTAATGACGGTGCTACTGCTTTAGGCTATATGTGGCTTAAAAACTTTGCAGCAAGTGTAAATGGTATTGGTGTGACTTCTGGTAGTCTTGCTTTCGCTACAGCAAGCACAGAACGTATGCGCATTGACAGCAGCGGCAATGTTGGTATTGGTACGAGTAGTCCTACTTCTGCTTTGGACGTAACAGGCACGGTGACTGCTGATGGTTTAATTGGGTCTAATGAATTTAGGATTCAGTCAACAGAAGCCACTAGGGGTAGTATTCAAATTTCTGCACCTAACTCAAGTACGGGGGGAATTGGGCGTTCTGTCACATACGGTAATAACTTCTACCTAGATAGTGACGACACTTATAAGCAACAATCGTCTGTTATCGGTGGCTCATTAATAGAGATGACAGCGTCTAATGGGGACTACGGGCAGTTTGCTTTTATAGCTAAGCAAGACCCAGACTCAGGCGGTGCTCAAGCTACACGGATGTTTATTAAGAGTGACGGTAACGTAGGTATTGGTACGACTAGTCCAAGCAGTCTTTTAAATTTATATTCATCCAGCGCAAACCCAGTTATAAAAATTACAGATGCTTCTGGAGCTGGTACACGTGGTGGTTCTATAACAGGCTCTTGGGGTGGTAACGGACTTTATTTGGATTCGCTTGGTGCAGCTGGTTGGGTTTATATCGGAAGTTCTAGTGGAGGTGGTCAGGCTACGACAATTAGGTTTGATACATCCAACGCAGAACGTATGCGCATCGACAGCAGTGGGAATGTCGGTATTGGTACAAGTTCTCCAACGGCAAAGCTGGATGTTGCTACAAGCATTAACCTTGGCACAAATTATTTGAATACCGCCTATGACTTAGGTGGCGGTACTGGGTGGCTTGGCGGCTACAACATCACCTTTTCGTCATCTGAAGTCCGCAACGTAACGACAGGTGCTTTGTCTGGGATTGTATATGGAGGTTCAGGACTTCAGTTTTATACAAACAGCAGCGCAGCAGGTGGAACAGCGGCATCAGAACGTATGCGTATCACCTCCTCTGGTAGCGTTGGTATTGGTACGAGTTCGCCAAGTAGTTATAACTCATATGCAGATAATTTAGTGGTAGCAGGAACTGATACAGGCTTAACGATAGCGTCAGGAACATCTAATTACGGTTCAATTCATTTTGCTGATGGAACATCTGGGGCAGACTCTTATCGTGGTCAAATTGTTTATTTCCACACCAATAATTACATGTCGTTTAGCACAGACGCCACCGAGCGTATGCGTATTGACAGCAGCGGCAATGTAGGTATTGGTACGAGTAGTCCAACTTACAGACTACAAGTGCAAGATGGTTTGTATACTTTATTAGCTGGAGCTGACTCTAGTGCATCAACTTTAACAGATGCTACACAAAAAGTAATGCGATTTGGTGTGCCTCATTATACTAATGCAGAAGAGCCAGTTGGTGCTTTATTTGCATCAATTACTTCAAGTGAAAACGGCGTATTGATAGGTGGTGGTACAGGTGTTTTTAATGCCGCAACAAGAATTTCATTTCATACAGCAGCAAACACAACAACACTTACTGGCACAGAACGTATGCGTATCGACAGCAGCGGTAATGTTGGTATTGGTGGTACTCCAGCCAACGGAATGCTGGAATTGTTCAAAACTTCTGGGGAAGCGGTTTTAAGAATTAACAACACAGCGGCTTCTGTATGGTTGACACTTAATGGGGCGAATGCTGCTTATATTCATAACATAACAAACACACCAATGGTATTTACAACCAATGGCACAGAACGCATGCGCATCGATTCAAGTGGCAATGTAGGTATTGGTACGAGTAGTCCTGCTACATTACTCCATATAGATGGCGGCGATTTACGGGTAGAAGGGGCTAATGGGTCGAACCCGAATATTGTTTTGCGAGGTGTAAATTCTGGCGGGAGCACTGTATCTGACTATAAATTTAGGCATAGTATTTCAGACGATGCATTGCTGTTTTTACGCAACGAGACAGAACGTATGCGTATCGACTCCAGTGGTAACGTTGGTATTGGTACTAGTAGCCCTAATTCTGCTTGTAAATTAGATATAAGTGGAGGTAATTTAAGGCTACGCTCTGCTGGAAGTAGTCCGACTAGATTACAATATTTTAATAG